AGAGTGTTATTCCCCTACTCTGTGGAATGTAAGAACACAGAAAGATTCAATATATGGCAAGCCTACAAACAGGCTTGCGATAATGCGGGGGGCTACGAACCCATCGTTTTTGTTAAACGAAACCGACATAAACCGCTTGTGGTCGTAGACGCAGAGCATTTTACAGGAGTAATCAGTGAACAAAATGACATTTGAACACCCCTTTGATAGGGGCTTTATGGATCAATTCTTTTCACCCGTCAAGTACATGCGCCAAGCCACCAGGCAGACGGCGGAGGGGGAAGGAACCAAAGATAAACCATTCATCATCAACCGACAGGAGTTGGTTGACAAAATGTATCATGGTTGGTATGATGAGGATGGATCATATCACGAAATCTTAGTTAAACAGGAGGAATAGTATGGAATACTATGAAGTAGCGTTGAAGAAACCTTTTAAGGAAGGCGAAATTCTCTGGCGCGACGGTTACGGCAAAAAAAGTAAGCCGCTTGCCTATATTACTGCCCGCACCGGTCAAAACAGACTAGATGAAACCTTTACACCAGCGGGATGGCAAGTATCATACCAGTATTTAGGGGATAGAATGATCTGCACAGTTTCCTGTTACATAAAGGGAAATTGGATTAGCAAATCTGATGGTGCGGGGGATACTGACATAGAGGGTGAAAAGGGCGGCATATCGGACTCATTCAAGAGAGCCTGTGTCGCTTGGGGTATCGCCAGATATCTCTATTACCCCCAATCCTTTGATGCAAACAGGAAACCAGCAGAGTGGGCAACGCCTGAAGGTTACGATAAACTGATGGCGGAGCGTAATAAGAAAGACATTGACAAATGGAGAAAGGAGTATGAAAACGCGCTTGAAAAATAAGGCTGAGAAATTCCATGACGTTGCTAATGTCGCACAAGCCAAAACAGCACTTGCTAATTGCGCTGTTGCATACTTCAATGAACATCAAGAGTTGAATGATACGATGCACCGTACATTTACTGATGCCCGTGATGCAGTATGGGAATACGAACATGCTAAAGAGATTGCCGCCTTGCCCAAGGTTGGAGATGAATGGGATTATTCAAAGGGCATAACAGGGGTATACCGATACCGCAACTCATGAGCATCTACGAGGACTACATTGCTATCTCTAGGTACGCTAGGTATCTGCCCGAGAAGAAGCGCAGGGAAACCTGGGATGAAACAGTAAATAGGTACTGTGACTACATGGGTAACAAGTTCAGCGTTGAACTGTCGGGGATCAGGGAGTTAATCAAGGATAAAGAAGTCATGCCTAGCATGAGAGCCTTGATGACTGCTGGCCCTGCGCTTGATCGTGATAATATTTGTGGCTATAACTGCGCGTATGTAGCGATAGACCACATCAGAGTGTTTGGTGAGTCCCTGTATATTCAGATGAACGGTACTGGACTAGGGTTTAGTGTCGAACGTCAGCACATACACAAACTGCCAGAGGTAGCGGAAGAATTCCACGACACCGACACTGTGATCGCCGTGCGTGACTCCAAGTTAGGGTGGGCAACAGCCCTCGATGAGTACGTTCGTCTGCTCTATAGTGGGAAAATTCCCAAGGTAGATATGTCTAAGGTACGCCCTGCGGGTGCGCCACTGAAGACCTTTGGGGGTCGGGCCAGTGGGCCAGAACCATTCCATAAGTCCTTGATAAACATAACTAATGTGTTCAGGGGTGCGGCGGGTAGGAAGTTAAACTCCATCGAGTTGCACGATGTCATGTGCTATATCGGGGAGTGCGTTGTGGTCGGTGGGGTACGCAGGACGGCGATGATAAATCTGTCCAACCACAGCGATGAACGTATGCGTCACGCTAAGATGGGCAACTGGTTTGTCGAGAACCCTCAACGATCCCTGGCTAACAACTCCATCTGCTATACTGAAAAGCCTGACGTTGGTGCATTCATGCGCGAGTGGAACGCAATATATGAGTCACGATCAGGGGAGAGGGGCATCTTTAACAGGCAAGCCTGTAAGGACATGGCCCCAGAGCGTAGGGATACTGAACATGAGTTCGGCACAAATCCTTGCAGTGAGATAGTGCTGCGATCAGCACAATTCTGTAACCTTACAGAAGTTGTGGTCAGACCTGATGATAACTTTGAAACATTGAAGGCTAAGGTGGAGGCCGCTACAATCTTAGGTACTCTACAGTCTGCACTCACTGACTTCAGATTCCTACGCAAGTTGTGGAAGAATAACTGTGACGAGGAGAGATTGCTAGGGGTGTCATTAACTGGTATATGGGACAGCAAGTTCTTTAAGACACGATTTCACGGGGACGTTGTGCGCCTAAAGAATCATGCTATAGCAGTGAACAAGAAATGGGCTGAGAAACTGGGCATCAATCCCTCGACTGCTATTACCTGTGTCAAACCTAGTGGTACGGTCAGTCAATTAGTCAACAGTGCGAGTGGCTGTCATCCCAGGCACTCCCGCTATTATGTAAGGAGGGTGCGTAATGATATTAAAGACCCGCTTGCCCAAGTAATGATAGATGCGGGTGTACCTTATGAGGTTGACAAGTTTAATAAGGAAACCTATGTCTTTGAGTTCCCTATGGCATCTCCCGCAACGTCTACAACTCGACACGACATCACGCCGTTCGGTCAGTTGGAGATGTGGAAGATGCTGTCGCTACACTGGTGTGAACACAAACCCTCAATGACCTGCTACATACCAGAGGATCGGTGGCCCCAAGTAGGGGCTTGGATATGGGAGAACTGGGATGTGGTAAACGGTATATCATTCCTTCCGTCTGCGGATGAGGGCCATGTGTACGAGCAAGCCCCATACGAGGACATAACTGAGGAAGAGTACAAGGCAAGAGAGAAACTAATGCCAGAGTATATCAACTGGAGTTTTGAGGAGGCGGTAGATAACACAACCGCGAGTCAAGAGGTGGCTTGCACAGCAGGAGTATGTGAGATATGACCAGACCAATTGTGTCCGATAAAAATTTTGAGAAACGTATAAGGCAAGATGCTCTTAAAAGGAGCGGGGGAGGAATTGATTATGAAGGTTCATCATTCGATCCGTCCGCAAAATGTTTCGATAAGAAACACTACTATCAGTATATTGAGAATGGTTACGAATGGATAGCCGCAGTAGGTATATGTTATTATGACCCCGTCTATGACGATTATGATGATGATGATGATTGGGAAGAGATGGGCGGAATAGACCCAGCCCTTGCACCCAACCATGATTGGGATAGTGACCCAGTAGGGTTTAGAGATTAATGAAACCCGCACACTACAGGATGAAGATACAGCCTATTGAGTATATCATGGAGAATAAACTAGACTTCTGCTCTGGTAACATTGTGAAGTATGCCAGTCGGTGGGACAAGAAAGGCGAACCCTACTCTGATCTATGCAAGATAATAGAATATGCTAAAATACTTATAGATGAACTACCTGCTATGGGGAAGAGTAACGTTGCGGATTAAAAGCGAGGCGTACCTTAAGTGGGTATCTACCCTTCCTTGTAGCGAGTGCAAGACTAATGACGATACTGTTATGGCGCACCATCTTAAAGGTAGGTACTCGCCCCTTTCGGGTGGGATGGGGTACAAAGCGGATGACTGGCTTACGATGCCACTGTGCTTTACTTGTCATAGTAAGATTCATTCTGGTGATGTAGAATTAATGAACTGGCAAGCATTCTTTATTTTAAAAACGCTTGACAAAGCATTTGATGATGGTATAATAGAGTTATGAACAGTGAAGTAGAGGGATACCTCAAACAAATAGAATGTGTGGCCCCTGGTTATGCCCAGGCTAAGGCCGAAACGTATCAATTACAGGAGTTTAAAAAGACTCAGAGAGCCTTGTTATACAGTAAGGCTGTAGGCAAAACTGTAGCAGACAGGGATAATTGGGTTTCGATACAGCCGGAAGTTACTAAGTCAATAGACGGTATCGCGGTTGCCATCGAAAGAGAGGAGCGTCTACGTTGGGAATTGAAGGTGGCTGAACTTCATATTGAAGTTTGGCGAACCGAACAGGCTAACAGGCGCTTAGAATCTAAAATTTTATAGGAGAAACTATATGAGTGATTATGAAGTAAAAGAGGGTGATATTGCCCTGTTCGTAAACGATAAAGAGGGGAATGAAAAACGCCCCGATTTAACTGGGTACGCCATAATCGGCGGTAAGAAGAAGGATGTATCTGTTTGGGCTAAAGACTCAGGCAGACTTCGATTTTCTGGTACGGTGCAGGAGCCTTACAACTCAGGCAGTTCGGGCAGGAAAACTTCACAGACTTCCACTGAAGTTCCGTTTTGAAGATAGAGTACCATGACGGGGATACTGTCGAGATGTTATTCGACAGTAAACTCCACTCTTATAAGGTGGGGGATGAGATAATTCCTAGTGCTACTAGAGTGCTTGATGTTATTTCAAAACCCGCCTTAGTTCCTTGGGGTTTAAAAGTCGGTGCAAACTGGCTTGAGAAAAACCTCTTCCACGATGCGGATGCCAGTTCTAAAAACACTAAGGTATACAAGTCAAGGATGGCACTTGAACCCTTGTTAAAGGGGATGAAGAGTGCTTACAGGGGAACCTCCAAGAATGCTTTAAACATTGGAGCCATCACCCATGAATGGGTAGAGGGTGCGGTCAACTGGAAACTTGGCGAGGGGGAGATACCCCAGATGCCTCAACAGGAAGAGGCGGTTAATGCTATCCACGCTTTCAAGGATTGGGTTGGGCAGAATGTTGTAGAGTGGAAATCATC